GAACGCGAGCAAGCAGGCGGTGTCGGTCACGAACACCGGCACCGGGAACAATGTGCTCTCGGCGTCTCCGACGCTGACGGGCACGATCGACGCCGCGGCGCAGACCCTCTCCGGCAACCTCACGCTCTCCGGCGGCACCGCCAACGGCGTGTTGTACTTGAACGGCAGCAAGGTGGCGACGAGTGGGAGTGCGCTGACCTTTGATGGGACGAATTTTGGAACCACAGGAAACGCAAATCTTGGCAGCGGAAGCAAGTCAACCGATACGCAATTAAATTTTGCGTCAGACCTTGGAACCCAACGAATTTTTCTTGACCGCGGGACTCGCAGCCTTGTTTTTTACGATGCTACAACTGCAATTGAAAACTATCGAATTGCAGGCATAACCGGAGTTCAAACTTGGGGTGTTGGCGGCTCCGAACAAATGCGCCTCAATTCGACGGGCCTCGGCATCGGGACGAGTTCGCCAACAAGCATTGCAAATTATAAGACCGTAACCGTAAACGGAACTACCGGTTCTTTGGTTGATGTTGCATCTAACGGCACCGTTGGTGGTCGTATCCAGTGTGATACGACATATCCCGGAATGGCGCTGTTTACGCTTACCAACAACCCAATGGTGTTTGGAACCAACGGCACCGAACGCGCCAGAATCTCGGCGGCTGGAGATTTGCTGGTTGGGACGACAAGCGGAACCGATGCACGAGTTAAAGTTGACGGAACAAGTAATGCGGCTGATTGCGCTTTCTGGGGCAAAAATTCCGGTGCCGCAGTAAGCCCAACTCATGTGATGTGGAATAACGCAGCAAGTGGAGATAATAAATTTATTGATTTTTACACGGAAGCGTCAGCAACGCTTCGCGGTTCCGTCTCCTACAATCGCACAGCAGGGCTGGTTTCTTACAACACTACCTCTGATTACCGCCTCAAGGACAACATCGCCAACGCCGCCGACTCCGGTGACAAGGTTGACGCTATCAAGGTGCGTCAGTTTGACTGGAAGGAAACCGGCAACCATGTTGACTATGGTTTCGTCGCGCAGGAGTTGCACGAGGTTGCGCCCCACGCCGTGACCAAGCCGGAGGACGACGAGAAGATGTGGTCGGTGGACTACAGCAAACTTGTCCCGATGCTTGTTAAAGAAATTCAATCGCTGCGTGCGCGTGTCGCACAACTGGAGACTAAATAAATGACCACTATCACTTGGAACATCTCGCAACTTGACTGCCTCCCGCAGGAGGACGGCGATGCCGATGTCGTTTTCATCGTTCATTGGTCTTGCAACGGCGTGGACGGAGACTACAACGGAAGCGTCTACTCAACCTGCTCCGTGCCGTTTCAAAAGGACAAGTCCTTCACCCCCTACGCTGACCTCACGCTCGACCAAGTGCTCGGCTGGGTCTGGGCTAACGGCGTGGATAAGGACGCTACCGAGGCTGCCGTGCAGCAACAGATTGAGGCCCAGAAGAACCCGCCCATCGTCTCGCCGCCGCTGCCGTGGAGCGTCTAATGGAAGCCAAACTTGAAGTGACTTTGGAAGAAGCCGTCGCCATCGTGAACCTGCTGGGTTCGCTCCCGACGAGCCAAGGCGGGTATCCGCTCTGGCAGAAACTGAAGGCGCAGGTGGAGGCGCAGGTGCCGAAGGACGGGGAGCCGTGACAGTCCCGGTCGAGCGCGTGGGCGATGTCGCCGCCGCCGGCAGCGTGACCGCCGCCAGCGTGTCGTGGATGACCCAGGCCAACGAGGTCATCTCGCTGGTCGCCGGGCTCATCGCGATCGCGGCCGGCTGCTTCGCGATCGCCGTACACTTCAAGAATTTGAGGAAGCCCTGATGGAGCCACGCTGGCTCATCGCCGCGCGCGCCTTCCTCGGCCTGCGGGAGATCCCCGGCAAGGCGACCGCGCCCGTCATCGGAAGATGGCTGCGCGAGCTCAAGGCGTGGTGGTCGGATGATGAGACCCCGTGGTGCGGCACCTTCGTCGCCGCCGTGCTCGAGGGCGAGGGCATCAAGCGCCCAAAGCATTGGTACCGCGCCAGGGCGTGGCTCGACTGGGGCGACCATATCCGTGAGCCCGCCGTGGGCGCCGTCGTAATCCTTGACCGCAAGGGCGGCGGCCACGTCGGGTTCGTGGTCGGAAACGACGAAGCCGGGCGCCTGATGGTGCTCGGCGGGAACCAGGGCAACGCCGTGACGGTGGCTCCCTTTGATCGCGCCCGGGTGCTCGGCTACCGCTGGCCCCCGGGCTTCACCGTGCTGGGCTGCCCCATGCCGCTCATCGCATCCAACGGGGCGAAGGCCTCGGCCAACGAAGCATAGGAGACGAACATGAACGCAGAACAAATCGCCGGGATCGTCCGCGCCGTCGTGGCCGCCATCGGCGGCTACCTTGTCGGCAAGGGCCTCGCCGACGCCGAGACCGTCGCCGCCGTGGGCGGCGCGCTCGCCACCCTCGCCGTGGCGGCGTGGTCGGTGCTGTCGAAGAAGAAGCCCGAGGCGGCGTGAGGATCTGGCTGGGGGCGGCTCTGGCGCTTGCGCTGGCCGCCCTCGGCTGGGCCGGGCACCGGTCGGCCTACCAAAGCGGCCACGAGGCTGGCTCGGCGGCCGTGAGGGCAGAGTGGTACCTTGAGCGGGCGAAGGCCGCAGAGGCCGCCAGAGAGGCCGAGGCGCTGATTTACGCCCGGCACCAGGAGGTAGAGCGTGGACTGTCGGAGAGGTTGGACGCCGCTGATCGCCGTGGCCGCGAGCTTGCTCGCCGGCTGCGCGACGCCCGCGCCGCCCCCGGCGTGCCCGCCGCCTGTCCCGGTGCCGCCGCGGCTGATGTCGCCCCCGGAGAGCCCGGCGACGCGCGAGCGATTGACGAGGCTTTTATCGCTCACCTCGGGGCGTGCGAGCGAGACGCCGAGCGGCTCGCCGAGCTCCAGAGACTGACAGAGGATTGACGTGGCACTTATTCCGCTGAACATCCAGCCGGGCGTGTACCGCAACGGCACCGAGTACCAGAGCCGCGGGCGCTGGCGTGACGCCTCGCTCGTGCGCTGGTACGAGAACACCATGCGCCCCGTGGGCGGCTGGCGCAAGCGCGCCTCCGGGCAGGTCACGGGCAAGTGCCGCGGCCTCCTGGCGTGGCGCTCGAACGCCAACGCGCGATGGATCGGCATCGGGACGCACTCGAAGCTGTACGCCATGAACGAGGCCGGGACCATCACCGACATCACCCCGGCGGGCTTCACGGCCGGCAACGCCGACGCGGTGCTGAACCTTGGGTATGGCGGCGGCCCCTACGGGCTGTTCTCCTACGGCACGGCGCGCCCGGACACGGGCACGGTGACGCCGGCCACGACCTGGACGCTCGACAACTGGGGCGAGTACCTGCTGGCGTGCAGCAACGCCGACGGCAAGATCTACGAGTGGGACCTCAACACCGCGAACGACGGCGTGGCGCTCGCCAACGCGCCGGTCAGCAACAAGGCCGTGCTCGTGACGGCCGAGCGGTTCGTGTTCGCCCTCGGAGCCGGCGGCAACGCGCGCAAGGTGGCCTGGTCCGACCAGGAAGACAACACCATGTGGACCCCGGCCATCACGAACCAGGCCGGGGACTTCGAGCTCGAGACGGTGGGCTCCATCGTCACCGCCAAGCGCCTGCGCGGCGTGAACCTGATATTCACGGATGTCGATGTTCACACGGCCCAGTATCAGGGGCCGCCGTATGTCTACGGCTTCGAGCGCATCGCCACCGGCTGCGGCCTCATCGGCGCCCAGGCCGTGGCGGCGGTGGAGTCGGTCGCCTACTGGTGGTCGCCCTCCGGCTTCTTCATGTACGACGGCTTCGTGCGCCCGCTCAAGTGCGACGTGCTCGATTATGTGGTGAACAACCTTTCGCAGACGCAACGCTCGAAGGTGTACGCCGTCGCCAACAACCAATTCGGCGAGGTCTGGTGGCTCTACCCGAGCACCTCAAACAGCGAGTGCGACTCGTATGTGTCGTACAATTACCGCGAGGGGCATTGGTCCATCGGCACCCTGGCGCGCACCGCCGGCACCGACCGCGGCGTCTTCAGCTACCCGCTGATGGTCTCGCCGGACGGCTATGTCTACGAGCACGAGGTCGGCGTCACCTACGACGGCGCGGCGCCGTATGCGCGCTCTGGCGCCATTGAGCTGGGCGGCGGCGAGCGGCTGATGGTGGCCCGGCAGGTTATCGCCGACGAGAACGCGATGGGGGCGGTGTCGCTGCAGTTCATCACCAAGTTCGCGCCGAACGGCTCGGAGACGACCAAGAGCTACACCATCGACTCCATCTACACCCCGGTGCGATTCACCGGGCGGCAGGTCGAGATGCAGATCACGGGCGCGTCTCCGGCCACGGACTGGCGCGTCGGCACGATGCGGCTCGATGCCGTGGCGGGGGGAGAGCGATGAAAGAGGTCGAGGGCATCGAGCACATCGCGCCATTCCGCGAGCCCATCGAGCGCGCGCTCGCCGAGGGCTACGGCCAGATGGGCTACCACGACGTGCTCGACGGGATTGCGCGCGGCGAGTACCAGTTTTGGGCCTCGAATGATTCGTGCGTGGTGACGACCGTTGACATCTTTCCGCGAATCAAGCAACTCACCGTCATCATCGGCGCGGGCGACCTGCGCGAGATTGATGATGTGATACGCCCGGTCATCGAGGCCTGGGCGCGCAGCATCGGCTGCGACACGATGTTGATCATGGGCCGCCCCGGCTGGCAGCGGGCGCTTGAGGGCTACAAACGAACCGCGGTGGTTCTAGAGAAGAAACTATGAGCAAGATTTTTTCGAGCAAGAAGAAGGAAGTCTCCAAGACGGAGATCGACCCGAGGATCTACGACAGCGTGCTGCGGAACCTGCAGTTCGCCGAGGAGGTCTCGGCCATCCCGTACGAGCCGTACCGCGGGATGATGGTCGCGCCGTTCACGCGCGACTATATGGAGGGCGAGGCCGCGACGCGCCGCATCGCGCGCGAGGGCGGCTTCGTCCCCGAGGTGGAGGCCGCCGCGCGCAACGCGCAGGCGCTGATGGGCTACCAGCCTGAGCGCATCAGCGCCGGCCAGATTGGGACCCAGTTTGGCGCGCGCGACATCGGCGCGTCGCTCGCGGGTGGCCCGGAGCGGGTCGCGGCGGGCGCCATCGGGACCACCTTCGGCGCGGCGCCCATCGGCGCGGAGCGCGTCGGTGCGGCCCTTGGGCGCGGCCCGGAGCGTATCTCTGCCGGGCGGGTCGGGACGACCTTTGCCCCCGGGCAGGTCAGCGCCGGCCGAGTCGGTACCACCTTTGGCGCGCGCGAGATTAGCGCGCCGGGCGCTGCGCCCACGGCGCAGGCGGCGGGCTTCTTGGACCAAGACCTTGGCCGCTACATTAACCCCTACGAGGCTGCCGTCACGCAGGCGGGGCTCGAGGACATCAGCCGCGCCGAGGAGCAGGCTCGAGGGACGCGATCAGCCCGCGCCACGGCGGCGCGTGCCTTCGGTGGCTCTAGGGCCGCCATCGAGGAGGGCATCGCCGCCGGCGAGGCCGCCCGCGAGCGCAACCGCTTTGTGGCCGAGCAGCGCGCGCGTGGCTTCCGCGAGGCTGCGGCGCTGCGAGAGGCCGACGTCGGCCGCGAGCAGGCGGTGCGCCTCTCCAACCAGAACGCGGCGCAGAATGTGATAGAACTCGCCCAGCGCGGCGAGATCACGAACCAGCAGCGCGACCTTGAGCTCGCTCGGCTTGGGCTTACGGGAGAGACGACGAACGTCCAGGCCAACCTCGAGGCCGCGCGCGCGAACCAGCAGGCGCAGCAGGACGCGCAGCGGCTTGGGCTCACGGCCGAGACGACGAACGTCCAGGCGGCGCTTGAGGCCGAGCGCGCGAACCAGCAAACCGTTCAAGACTACATGCGCATGGGCCTCACGGCAGAGGAGGCAAACCAGCGCGCCATGCTCGACGCCTCCGGGCGCAACCAGCAGGCGGAGCTTGAGGCGCAGCGCCTAGGCTCAACCGCGCAGCAGTTCAATGTTGAGCAGCAGATGCGTGCGGGCCTCTCCAACCAGCAGGCGGTGCAGCAGTACATGCAGATGGGGCTGTCCGCCGAGGAGGCCAACCAGCGGGCCATGCTCGACGCGCAGCGGATGGGGTCGACGGCGCAGCAGTTCAACGTGCAGACTGGCATGGAGGCCGCGCGCGCGAACCAAGCCACCGGCTTGCAGGGCGCAGAGTTCCGGCTTCGCGCTGGGGGCGACCTGGCGGGATACGGCCAGACGGCGCTCGCGAACCGGTACGAGTCGGGGCGGGCGATGATGGGCCTCGGCACGCAGCAGCAGAACCTCTACCAGCAGTTCCTCAACGCGCAGCGCGAGGAGGACCTCCGCCGGCAGGAGTTCCCGCTGCGGCAGCTTGCGATCCGGCAGGGTGCGGTGTCGGCGTCGCCGTTCAATCAGACCACTACCGGGACCGTGACCGGGCGGCCGTCCTATTGGGACATGGCCTCGAGGGCCGCCGGCGCGTTTTTCCCGACCGGTTCCGACGAGAACATGAAGCGCAACATCGGCGGCATCAAGAACCCGCTCGACAAGGTGCGCCGCCTCAAGGGCATCGAGTTCGAGTGGCAGGACGGCTACGGCGAGAACGAGGGCGAGGATAAGGGCGGCGAGGAGGACATGGGCATGTCGGCCCAGTCCGTCGAGCGCGCCATGCCCGAGGCCGTCTCGCGGCGCGATTCGGACAACATGCGCCAGTATGATCTGCCGCAGGTAGTGGGGCTGCTCACCGAGGCCGTGAAGGAATTGGACAAGAAAGTCGGCGCCAAGCGCCGCGGGAGGGCGTGAGGTGGACTTTTTCAAGAAGCTGACGGACCGCGCGGCGCAGCGCAGGATCGACGCCGACGAGGAGATGCTCAAGCGCTACGGCACGCGGTACGCAGAGGGCACCGGCGCAGAGCGCGGAATCATGCGCCTTGCCGCGCAAAGCGAAGACGCTGAAAAGATGGACCTGACGCCGACCTTTAGGGCCAAGGTTGGCGAGCCTACCGGCGCCGACCCGCTCGAGATGTACCGCAAGATGTACCGCACCTACGGCGGCCGCAAGACGCGCGGCCTGCTGTTCGACTGAGGAATACGACATGGCAGAGAAACCCAAGAAGCCCGGACTCTGGAGCCGATACGTCGGCGGCCTGCTCGGGGAGGACTACGAGAACATGAGCCCCGAGGAGCGCAGCGCGGCGAGCCTCTCCGTGCTGGGCGTCATCGCCCGCGGCATGGGCTCGCCCGAGGCGGGCAGCGAGGCGCTCGCGCTTACCCGCGCCCGGCGCGCCGCAGAGCGTAAGGCCGCAGACGACGCGCGCCGCACCGCGGCGGCAGAGGCCAGGATGCCAGACATTACATCCCGCATATTCGGTGGCCTCACCGGCACGATAATCGAGGCGCTTCCGGGTGCCGGCGGCGAGGCGGCCCCGCTTGCCGCGCGCCGAGTGCCGACCTCGGCAGGGGCGCGCCAGGCGCTTGGGATGCTCTACGGCACCCCGGCTGGCCGAGACGTGGCCCAGATGTCGCCCGGCCTTGCCGAGTTTGCCAAGGAGGCCGCCCTCGGGCGCACGGTTGGCGGGTCTGTCTACGATCCCCTGACGGGCAGGTTTACGAGGCCGCCCGAGGCGCAGGTCCAGACGCTGACCCCGCAGGAGGTGGCACGCCTTGGCCTGCCGCGCGGGACGCTGGTGCAGCGCGACTCAGGCGGCGAGCTCAAGATTCTGCGCGAGCCGCCGCGGATGGGGGCGGGTGGTGGTGCGCCGGGGGCGGCGGGAGCTGTCCCAGGGCAGGGTCCGGTGCTAACGCCAGAGGAGGCGCGGGCTATGGGCTTTGAGCCCGGCGCGGTGGTGCGCCGTCGTGACTTGGTTGTGCTTCAGCGCCCGCGCGCCGCCGGCGGAACCCCTACGGAGGGGCCGATGGCCGGGATGAACGAGCGCCAACGCTCTGGTGCCGACATGACGAGAAACGCCGCATTGCAGTACGCGGCCAATATCACGGGATTGAGCATCGAGGAAATCAGCAAGAAGACGCCGGTGGAAATCGAGGAGTTGATTAAGCAGAAGGGCGGGAGGGTGCTGCAAGGTGGCACGGCCCGGATGCTGACCAACCTGCCAATCGTAGGCGACTTCGCGCGCGGAATCGTGGAGTCGGCAAACGCCGATCTCATCGGGCCGTCGACCGCTGGCGGCGCTGGTATCGCCATGACGCAGAACCCGACCGGGCAGATCACCGGACCGGACGTGGACATCGGCATCCGGCAGTTCCCAAACCCGATGCTGCCGGTGGACGTGCAGGCGCAGATGATCCGTTCCATCTTGGAGCGCGGCGGTGTGGTTGAGCAGTACGACGCACAAGGCAACAGGAAGTAACACGATGAGCATCAAGGTACCAATGCCGGACGGCACCATCGCGGAGTTCCCCGAGGGCACCAGTTCAGAAGTCATCGAGCGCGTGCGGCAGCAGAAGATGCGCGCAGCGCCGCGGACAGAAACGCCGGGGATGCTGCAAACGGGTATTCGCGCCTTTGGGCAGGGATTTTCCTACGGTGGCGCGGATGAGGCGATCGCGGGGGTTGAGCGTGCGGCTGGCGTGATGCCCTATGAGCAGAGCCTGCGCGAGCAGGCGACAGAGCGCGAGTCCATGCGCCGCGCCAACCCGCTCACCTACGGCGTCTCCGAGCTCGCCGGTGCGCTGCTCTCGCCCAACCCGTTTGGCAAGGTCGGCGCGGTGACATCCGCATACGGGCGCCTCGGCCGCGAGGCCGCCATCAGCGGCGGCATAGGCGCCACGCAGGGCGCGCTCTCGGCGCAGCCCGGCGATCGTCTCTCTGGCGCGGTCACGGGCGGCGCGATTGGCGCCGCGACCGGTCCGGCCTTTGGCGCGGCCGCCAGCGCGGCGCGCGGCGGGGCGGCGCTTTTGAATCGTGCCTTCAACCCAAACGAGCAGCGGATTGCCTCGCAGCAGGTGCTAGGGGCCGTGCGCGAGTCCAAGACCAACATCCCGCGCCTTGGGGGAGACGTAGCGCTTACTTCAGCCTATGCGCGCCTTAACCAAACGCCCGTCGATACAGTTCCATTTGGGATGCGCCTCGGGATGCCGGGCCAGCTCGCTGCCGAGCGCGCCGGCATCGGCGGCGGCGAGGCGGCGGACATCACCCGCGAGGCGTCGCAGGAAATCCTCTCCGGCTCGGGCGCTCGCGTCATGAGCACCATCAACCAGATGACCGGCGGAGACCGCCAGTTCCTAAAGGACATCCAAGACAAGCTCGAGGCCGCGCGCAACATGAACGCGAGCGAGCTCTACGGCAAGGCGCGCGCGGTCGGCATCGTGATGGACGACGGCGTGGTCGAGATGATCGCCCGCGACCCGCTCACGCGCTCGCTCTATAAGCAGGCCCAAACAAACGCGATCCGGCAGGAAAACCTCAAGCTTCCGGACCTGTTCGACAAGGACGGAAACCTGATCGCCAACGCCTACCCGTCGGTGGCGTCGCTCGACTACCTGCTGCGCGCGCTGCGCGCCAAGAAAGACAAGGCATTCCGTGCTGGAGATGTCAACGCGAGCGGCATCAACGCGCTCTTCAATTCGCTGGACCAAAAGGTCAAGGACCTGGTGCCGGAGTACCGCGACGCGCGCGCGAAGTTCGCCGATGATTCGGAGCTAATAAAGCTCTCCGAGCTCGGCAAGCGGCTCATCAACATGCCGGAGTCTGATCGTCAGGTTGCCCTTCGCGGGCTGTCGCCCGAAAAGCTCGACGTGGTGCGCGCGTCGGCGCGGGACACGCTCTACAACCGACTGGCCTCCGCAAACGATGCCGGGCTTGCCAATATGCTTACCTCGAGCAAGCAAAACCGGGACATGCTCGACTTTTTGGCGGTGTCGCCGGAGCAAGCCGCGCAGGCGGCGCTGCGCATCAAGCAGGAGCGCCAGCTCCAAGAGTTCGCCCGCAACATCAACCCCAACATCGGCTCGCGCACGGCGCGCACGCAGGCGGCGGCGGGCGAGGGCGTGGACCAGCTCGCGAACGCCGAGCGGCTCACGCAGTTCGCTGCGGGCGGCCCTGGGGCGCAATTTATGGCCTTCTTAAACCTTGCCGGCGGCAGGCTCCGGGGCCTCACCCCTGGGTCGCGCGCGGACATGGCGCGGATGCTGGTGCAGACCGACCCAGAGCAGCAGGCTCAGATATTGAGCCGGCTGCGGGCGGAGGACCAACTCCTGATGCGGGAGGAAATGGAGCGCGCCCGTCGGCGGCTGCAGGATGTCCAGTTCGGGGCAAAGGTGCCGGGGCTTCTTTCAGTCGAAGAATAAGGCTAAACTCGCCGCACCTCAAAAGGGAGGCGATATATCGTGCCACCTCGTCGTGACCGCCACGCGCGGCTGCAGATCCCGCGTCGGTTCCAGCTGCACGGCCACGAGGTCACGGTGCGGATCATCCCGCGCACCCGGTGGCCGCACTCGATGGATACCGTCGGGATGTACGACCCGACCCGTCACCGCATCGACCTGCGGGGCGATCTGGGCGACACCGAGCTACAGCAGGCCTTCTGCCACGAGTGGACGCACGCCCTGCTCTGCGAAATGAACCACCCGTTAAATCACGACGAGGTGTTCGTGGACAACATGGCAAGCCTGTTGCATCAGTCCAGCAGTACATTTTGTACGACTAAAAAATGACCCCCAGGCGGCACCTAATCATCCCCGACGCCCAGATTAGGCCGGGCGCCAACACAGAGCACGTCGACTGGGCGGCGCGAGCGATTGTCGAGTACCAGCCGGATGTCATCGTCTGCATTGGAGACTGGTGGGATTTTCCGTCTCTAAACTCGCACAACGAGCCCGGCTCCGAGGAGCTCGAGGGCACCCGGTACCAGGAGGATGTCGAGGCCGGCAACGAGGCATTCCGGCGCCTGTGCGCGCCCATGCAGGCCGAGATTGACAAGCTCGTTCAGCAAAAGCGTAAACGATGGTTGCCGCGCAAGGTGTTCGTGCCCGGCAACCACGAGGCCCGCGCCGACCGTGTAGCCAAGCGCGAGCCGAAGTGGCATGGCACCATCGGCTCGCACAACTGCGAGACGCTCGACTGGGAGCGACCGAAGTTCCTCGAGATTGTCGAGATCGACGGCATTAAATACTGTCACTACTTCCCGAGCCCGCTATCGGGTCGCCCCATTGGCGGCACCATCACGAGCCGCCTCGGGCACATCGGCTCGAGCTTCGTGCAGGGGCACCAGCAGGGCTTTTTGTACGGGTCGAAGCAGTACCCCGACCATGTGAAGCACGGCCTAGTCTGCGGTCGTTTTTACATCGACCACGAGGGCTATCGGCCCGAGGATGTGCAAAGGGCGGAGTGGTCCGGCATCGTCGTGCTGAACGAGGTGCGAAACGGAAACTACGACCTGATGCCGTTGTCTATGGACTACCTGCGGCGCAAGTTCGGCTGACCGCCGCGCGGCCTAGGCTAACGCTCCCTCGGGTCCACGCCGGCGAGCATCGAGGCGTACCAGAGCATCTTCTTGGCGTCCTGCTCCACGGAATCCTTCAGCCCCAGGCGCCAGTTATATTTTGCCACTTGGCCGCGTAAGTACCCGCGAAACTCCGTCGGCGAGAGCTGCGCCTCGATAGCGTCGATGCACTCGATCTCGCCGGCCTTGTAATGGTTCGGGTTGATGGGGTCGCTCACGTCATCACCTCCACAAAAAGCGCGCAGAACAGCAGGATGCCAATCGCCGCGATGATCGCGTCGCGCAGCAGCCGAAAGAAGGCGTCGAAGTCAGGCGGTTTTTCCATCCGTACTCTCCTGTTGTTTTGGCCCAGAACACTCGCCCGACCACATACGGGCGCAGCGGCCATCCACCATGCAGTCGGGGTAGCCGCAGCCGGCACGCTGCCCGCGAAGCCGCTCGAGCTCGGCGCCGTACTCGGCGCACCGCTCCATCAGTTCCTTACACTTCGCCCGGTACTCGGACTCCGAGTGCGCGCGCGCGAGCCACTCCTTGTCCCAGTCGTCGAGTTCAATCGCCACGGTCCACCTCCGCGATCCGCTTGCCGATCCAGGCCATGCACGGCACGGCCATCGAATTACCCAATGCCTTGTAGCGCGGCCCGTCCGGTGCGTCGGCCTTCTTGCGCCACGGGATGTTCGTGTACCCGTCAGGGAAGCCTTGCAGCCGCTCGCACTCCACGGGCGTGAGGCGGCGAACTTGCATGGCGATGCGCACGGCTGGCTGGTTGTCTCCCATCTCGCGGCGTAGCGTCGGAGCAAGCGGTGACTCGCCCGCCGGACCGGCGTTGCGCGCAATGCTTCCTGGCTCAAACGCCACCGGCTGCGCGACCCGTGCGCCCTCGTAGCCGCCAGACTGGTGCGAGCGCAAGGTGCCGATCAGTTCCTCGCTCGCGTTCTGCTCGCCGTCGATGCCATACGCTACCGCTTGCACTTCGGATCGCGCCTCAATCGTGTAGGCACAGTTATCACTCCGAACTCCAATCCCGTCCGGCCCACTCGCCGGATTTTCGCGTGTCGCTGCGCCTTGAATCGCATACGCCACCGGCTGCATCACCGTCGGCCCGCTCGCGTTGACGCTGCTGCCCGGCGTGCCAAGCGTGGCCGCGACATCGCCCGTGATCGCGCCGTTGTAGCAGTCGGTGCCGTAGACCGGTTGTGCGACCGCAAGATGCGCGGAATAGTTGCTTCCGCAGCGCATGGTGGGTGTTACATCAACTTGCGCGTCTTGCCCGTTGTCACAACGGGTAAACGCCACCGGCTGCGCGACCGCGTGCTTGTCGCCCTTCGTCAAGGTCGGCGCGGGGTCGCCCGGCTGACCGATGCCGAGGCCGTTGCCCTTGCCGTCTTGGTTGTTGCCGCGCTTCCCGGCGTGCCGCGTCGCTTGGTCGTGGATGGGAATCGGCTGCGCGACCGCCATTGGATTCTTGGCTTGAAGTGTTTGCATCAAGTCAATATCGGTTTGCGGCACAGACATTTGTGCGCCGAAGCCGATTGGCTGCGCAACCATGTTGAAGTTATCGGCGCGGCTGTAGTCGTGCGCCGTGGTCTCAAGCGTCGCCGCTACGTCGGATTGGCGACTGCCTGCAAAGCATTGAGTCCACGCTAGCTCTTCGTGGTTGTTGCGGCTGATTCCAAAGCGCGCTGCAATTGTTCCGGCAACTGCTTCCCGCGCTTCCCGGCTCGGCGCAGGATTCCGCTGCACGCTTTCGCGCTCAAAAAGAACCTTTGCGGCACGCTGCCAGTCTCCAAGATATCCGACAACGAACACACGACGGCGGCGCTGGGCCACTCCGAACCATTGAGCGTCCAAGACTCGGTAGGCCCACCCATACCCCAACTCCCCCAGCGCCCCGAGGAAGGTGCCAAAGTCCCGTCCTCCGTTCGATGACAGGACGCCGGGGACGTTTTCCCACACAAGCCATCGAGGCCGGTAGCGTTGAGCGATCGCAAGGTACGTGAGCATGAGGTTTCCTCGAGGGTCTTCGAGGCCCTTGCGGAGACCCGCGACGCTGAAGGATTGGCAAGGGGTTCCTCCGACAAGAAGGTCAACTGGTTCATCAGGCCACTCCTGGAATTTGGTCATGTCGCCGAGGTTCGGGACAGACGGATAGTGATGCGCCAACACGGCGCTCGGGAACGGTTCGATTTCGCTGAACGCCACCGGCTCCCACCCGAGCGGGTGCCATGCGACGGATGCGGCTTCGATGCCGCTGCAGACAGACAGATACTTCACTCTGAATCCTCCGCGCTGTGCCACTCATTCTGCCGGCGCAGGAACTTCGGCCACTCCAGCGCCGTCGTGAACGACCGATCCTCGATGAGCACATGGTTCGTCGGCTGCGCCGTAAACCGGCCGTTCTCCAGCTGAATGAAATAAAACTCCTTGCTCTGCTCTGGCGCTGCGCTGAATGCGTCGCCGACCGGGGCCACGGTAAAAAGGTACATCCCGCGGCGCTCCGACTTGTCCTGCAATCGCACGCGGCAGTTCATGCTCTGCAGGAACGGGTATTCGATGGCCGAGAATTGGTACCCGTAGCAGTCCCAGGTCGCGGCCTGCGCCGGCGTCCACGGCTCGTCGACATCATTGCGAGACGCGAGCTGGTGCAGCGGCACGTTGCGGTAGACCGCGCCGGACTCCAGCAAGACATGGCACCCGAAGGCGCGCCCAGGGAAACTCGTGAGCCCAAACCAGACCGCCCGCAGCGGCTCGTGCTTGCCGATGGCATCGGCGTCCAGCCAGACATATTGATGCGTGGGCAGCGGGCCGGCGTGTGTGTGTAGCGTCATAAGGTACCGGCTGTCTGGACGGGGCCGGGCTCCGAAGTGGGTATCGCCAGACTCGAGGGTGGATCAGGCCGCTCTCTTCTTGAGCCTCTCGTTCAGATCGTGCAGCGCCCGCAGGTGCAGGAACGCCGGCCACGCGTCATCGTCCAGGCTCGGGTAGTAGTGGTGGCCGAAGTCACCGTTCTCCTTGCTGAACCGCAGCAGGTGGTACCCGCCGTCGATCTCGTTCCCGGTGGTCTCCGTATAGGCCTTAGCATACGCCGCCAACTGACACAGCATCTCCGGCCAGACGCTGTTCGAGGTCTTAAAGTCCCCGAGCACGAGCTTGCCGTCGAGTTTGCCAATAAAATCCAACGTTCCACCGTACCGGTGCGACTCGCTGATGACCTTGACCTCGCAGTCGATGATCTCGAGCTGCGTGCCCTTGCACCAGAACTCGAAGGCCGAGTACGCCGACGATGCGCGCGCGCGGAACGACACCGGGTCGCTGACGGTCTCGGCGGCAATGCTCTTCTCGAGCACCTCCACCGGAGACCCGCCCTTCACCCAGGCCTCGCACATGGCGTGGACGCACGTCCCGATGGCGAGGATGTCGTTTCCCTCGTAGAGACCGCCCGGCGCGTCCTTGCCCTGCCCCTCCAGCAGCCCGTGCTCGCGGCCCTGCTTGTACGCCCAGTTGATGAGCGCGCCGGGGTCCTTGATCTTGAGGACCGTTGTCACCGACGGAATCTTCTTCCCGTCGGCTGCCTTATAACCCTGTCTCGGTGTAGGCACGGTCAGAACGCCAGGTCGTCGTCGGCAAAGTCCGACGCCAGCGCCGCGGGCGCGGCGGCAGGCTTCGGGGCCGCCTTCGGCGCGTCGACGATACGGGCGGCGATCTTGTCCTGCATCCACGTCGGGAGCTTGTCGAAGAGGGCGCCGTTCGGCTCGTCGGTCGAGTACACCAGCGCCTCGCCCTCGAGCACCGGCGCCGGGATCGCCTTCGGCAACGGCATGATGCTGGTCAAGTTGGCGTAGGTGCGGTCGCCCTTCACGCTGTGCGTGATGTTGATGAACGCCGGCTTGCCGCAGATTTTCGATAGGTCGAACTTCTTGAGTTCCTCCGGCGTAAACGCCCGGCCGCGCCACGAGGTCAGCAGCGCGTAGAGCGTGCTCTTCTCGTTGAGCGAGAGGCCGACGGTGCGCGAGATGACCGCCGGCAGGCTCTTCGTCTCGCCGTCCTTCGTGATCTCAACCCGAATCTCCGGTATCTGGAACCGCAGCACCACCGTGCGCTTCGGCGCAAACTGGCCGCCGGGTGACGGCTGGACGCCAAGGTCCACGACCATGTCGCAGACCGCTGCATATGCACCCGCCTCGATGGGCTTGCGGGGCTCGAAACTGCCGCCAGAGGCGGCGCTAACGTAAAGGCTCATCACTTCGTCTCCTGTTGTTGTGAATCAACTCTTCGCACTTCGACCACGCCGTCGCGGCCCGTAAAAATTGAAAGCCCCGAGAACCGCAGCGCCTGCGCCAACTCGCCGACGCTGACGCCGCAGAGTCGCGCGCGGGTCGGGGCGGTGACGCTCGCGGCGTCCACTCGCAGACCCATCGTCCGCTCAAGGCTCTTGTAGAAGTTATCGACCGGGGCGCTCATACGAACCACCGCGAATACTTGCCCGGCTGCACGACGCGCGCGCGGCAGTTGGGGTGCGGCAGCCGCTCGCGGCGGTCGCGCAGGCACGGCCACGGCGCGGGGCGCGCGTACATGAAGAGCGCCAAGACGCCGAAGAAAATCAGCGCCAAAAGCCCGACGGCTGCGCAGAAGGCGGTCTCGAGGGGAGTCATGCGGCCACCTTGCCGGTGGCGAGAGTCTTGGCATAGGCGATAGCCGCGTCGCGCATGTGGCGCGGGTAAATGCGCACGGCGATTACGGCGTCAGCGTCGAGGTCGCGGAAGATCACGCGGTACTTGCCGTGATACTTACCCTCGAGCACCATCTCAACCTCGGCAGAGACCATCGTCTCGTGATTGACTTCTAAGTGTTCCATGTTCGTCTCCTTCTATCACTTCCGGTCGGCAACATCGCCGCCCGTGGAATGAATACTGGCACAGCCGAAAACGGATTACAACCCCCCGGTGTAAAATATTTTCATACCCCCTTCCGTGGCCTATACCGAAGGTTGTACCATGTCAACATGAGCAGGAAAGTCACGCCGCAACACGCGGCCATCATCTACGCCGTGGACAAAGCCGGGGGCCAGTCGGCCCTCGCCAAGGTCCTACGGATCAGGCCACAGGCCGTCCAGAAGTGGTGCGCGCGCGGCAGCGTCCCGGCGCTGCGGGTGCTTGCGGTAGAGGCCGCAACCGGTGTATCACGCAAGGCCCTGCGGCCGGATATCTACCCATGACCAAGCCAGACCTCACCGCCGTCGTGCCCGTCGAGCGCGTCCTCGAGCTCGCCAAGCGCGCGCCGGTCTTTCCGTGCCGCAGGGCGGACCAGACAGACCAGGACGGGCGCGTCCTAAAGGCCAAGAGCCCGCTCACCCGCAACGGCTTTAAGGATGCCACCCAAGACGAGCAGCAGATTAGGCGCTGGTGGTCGGCGAACCCGGAGGCGCTGGTCGGGGTGCCGACCGGCTCCATCACCGGGCTGGTGGTTATCGACTACGACCACCGTAGCGCGTCGAGCGCGGCGCAGGACTGGATCAGCGAGCACCAGTTCGAGCTCACCAAGACCAGGGTGCACGCGACCGGCGGCGGCAGCGGCGGCCGTCATTACCTCTTCAAGGCACCCGCCGGGGTAAAAATACGAGGCGGCGCTAGTGTCGTGCTAGGCAAGGTCAAGCGCGAGGGGCTCGACATCAGGGCCGAGGGCGGGTACGTCATATGGTGGCCGCTGCACTACGGCCAGAGCGGGCCCATGGAAGAGGCGCAGCCGCTGCCGGCGGGGCTCATCGACGAGCGCCGGATGGACCTCGAGCTCCCGGCCGAGGTCGCCAAAAAGCTGCCGCCAAAGCCCGGCACCAGTCAGGACTTCCAGCGCGACCTGCCGCGCGTCACCGAGGCGATCGCGCACATCGACCCGGAGGGGTACGACGCATGGCTGATGGTGGGGATGGCGCTGCACCACGCGAGCGGCGGCGCGGACGACGGCCTTGAGCTCTGGGATGCGTGGTCGAGCGGCGGCATCACCGGCGTGCTGCCGGCGTCCTATGCAGGGCGCGCCGACATGGAGTACCGCTGGCAGAGCTTCCACCTGGACCGCGGAAAGGGCGTCACGCTCGGGAGCCTCTTCAGCGCAGCCAAGGCGGGCGGCTGGGTGCCGGTGCCAGAGGCGGTGCGCATCGGGCCGCCGGTCAGGGACGAGCCGCCCGGCGACTACGACGATGTGCCAGAGGCGAGGGGCATGGAGCGCGCGCGGGAGCCGGAGCCTACCTTCCTGTCGATCGGCGCGGCCGCCACGCCCGGTAGGCGGCTCACGCTGCGCGCCATCGGAGAGATCGTCGCCGAGCGGCGCGAGGCTACCTGGCTGATCCACAACGTGCTCGAGGCGAACGTGCTCGCCGTGCTCGCCGGGCCGCGCGCGTCGTTCAAGTCCTTCATCGCCCTCGACTGGGCGATGCGCATAGCCGCCGCCGGCAACCCGGTCGTCATCCTCTCAGGCGAGGGCGCAGGTCTCGGGCGGCGCGCCGAGGCGTGGATGCAGGAGCACGGCAACGGGCGCACCCTCAGCGAGCTGCGGCTGCTCGCGCTGGAGTCGGTCGCCAACCTCAACGCCGAGGCGGACATGGGGTCGCTCCAGCAGGGCATCGACGAGGCCGGCATCCGACCGGCGCTGATCATCGTGGACACCTTCAGCAAGTTCTCCGCCGGGCTCGACGAGAACTCGAACCAGGAGGTGGCCGAGTACCTCTCGAAGCTCACCGTCGGGCTGCGGGAGCGGTACGGCGCCACGGTGCTGCTCGTGGCGCACTCAGGCCACGGCGACAGCAAGCGCCCGCGAGGCGCGTCGGCGCTCATGGCCAACCCGGACGCCGAGTACATCGTCGAGCGGCCCGATGTCCAGGCGATGGTCGTGAACGTCACCCGCGAGCGGTTCAAGGACACCGCCAGCATGGCGCCGGTCGCCTACGAGGCCACCGAGGTGGACCTGGGGCGCGCCGACAAGTACGGCGAGCGGGTCAAGTCGCTGGTCATGCGCGAGACCGCCGCGGCGGGGCGCAAGGAGCGCGAGCCGATGCCGCAGGGCAAGGCACAGCGGCAGCTGTTGACGGCGCTGAGGGAGCGCCAGAGGGGCAGCGACTCGGAGATGATCTGGTCGCTGCCGGACCTGCGACAGATCGGCAGGGAGGCGGCGATGAGCAAGACGACCGCCCACGCGGCCGCCGAGGCGCTGGCCTTTTCGCCCTTCATGACGGGCACCGTCGGGGGCTACAAACTGTCGAGGGAGGGCAAGTAACTGTGGCAAAAATGAGACAGAATCAGGTACGAAAAGTACGAAAGGTACGAAATGTACCCGTTCGTACCGTACGAACCGGGTACGAAAGGTACGAGAGTCCTTTAGGACTCGTACCTTTTGTACCGTACCCGGCCTTGGAACTTGAACCAGCCAAGACAGACACGGCCTTCGGCCGGAGGATGGTCGACGGGCTGGGTGAGGAGGGGTTCCGGGTGCTCAAGACCTTCCAAGCCCACTTCGGGGCCAAGGTCGTCCATTACCAGGACGCCAAGGGCGAGGTCGGCACCGACCCTAGGTGGCCGGCGTGAGCCAGCAGAAGATTGACCTCAACCATACCGGGCCGCTCGAGTGGATGGATGACCCGTTCTGGGATAAGGCGTCAACGGATGGCCGGTTCTGTATCCGGGGGCAGCGGGTTGGAGATAAGGTCGAGTATGTAGTCTGGCGGATGGGAGCCGACGGGCGGGTGATCCCGCGGTGGCTCGGGGTGACTAACACCTTCGCCGAGGCGGCAGAGCTCGCCGAGAACGCGAGGGGCGAGAAGCCGCCCAGCATCAACCTGCTCTGGAAGGTGGCCGATGAAAAAGGTCGTTAAGCTCTGCCCGGTCTGTTTGACCGAGAACACGGGCGGCTTGCCTCACCGGCACCATCGAGAGGGTCACCGGAAGAAGTCGCGCACGATCGAGCAAATCAGCGAGATGGCGCGGCAGGTCATTGAGGCCAACCAGGTGCGAGTCATCGTGGCCCAGGCCGTCGATGAATCAAGGCAGCCGGAGCCGTGGGCCGACAAGCGCACCCGGTACCATCGAGCCTATTACCAAGCGAACCTCGAGCGTCGCAGGGAACAGACCCGGCAGAGCAAGCGAGACCAACGGATGCGGCGCCGGCTGCGTCCCTTGATTGCTGGCCTGTGCTATGCGGTAGACTTGGGCCGATTGACTGCGAGATGGTGAGGCATGGGACTACGACAACGACAACGCGGCGCTGAGACCGAGCGAGAGGTCTGCGACAAGATTAGCCAAGCGACCGGATGGGTCGTGAAGCGTGAGCTCGGGCAGGCTCGAGACGGTGGCTGCGACATTCGACTTGGCCGGTTCGTGGTCGAGGTGAAGCGACGCAAGAGCATCGCGGTCTACGATTGGGTCGACCAGGCGAAGGCAGCGTGCGCGCCTTACGAGATCCCGGTCGTCATCTGCCGGGGCGACAAGCGTGAGTTCCTCGTGGTGCAACCCTTGGAAGATTGGCTGAAGATGGCAAAGGCCGAGCTGCCCGAACGATGAAGTGCCCGAAGTGCTCCAAGCCTAGCGAGGTCGTGAAGGTCTACCAGTTCCCGACCGAGGCGAGGCGTCGGCGGGAGTGCCTGACCTGCGGGCACCGGTTCACGACGGCTGAGAAGCTGTGGCGCCGTGTTTACGCCGAAGAGATACGCAACCGACCGTCTCCTCGAGCGACGCGGCAAGAGAGACCGGAGCCTGTGAAGCGGCGCTGGTCTAACTTCGACGTGGTGCCGGTGGATGGTTACGACATGGACTACGAAGACGTCAGCACCTATGTGCATGTGAGCGACTAATGGCAGGGACACCAATCAAACGGGCGAGGCGGGAGAAGGCGCTGGCGGTCATGGAATCGCCGGCCTTCTGGGACCAGCTCTGGATTCATCTCGCCGAGGGCAACAGCCTGTCCTCGTTCGTGAAGGGCAGCGAGATCCCTTATCAGCTCTTGTGGGAGACAATCCAGTCCGATCCCGCGAGGCATGAGAAGTTCGAGCTGGTGCGGACTGCGCGTGCCCTGGCGAATGCGGAGCGCATTGAGGCGCTGGCCGACCAAGTGGAGCAGGAGCAGATCGACCCGAACGCCGCGAAGGTTGCGATGGGTGCGAGGCAATGGCTGGCCGAACGGATGGACCCGAAGCGTTGGGGCAACAAGGTCCAGAACGATGTCCGCATCACCGATACAACGGCGCTGCACCTTGCTGCGGTGCGCGACCTGATGCGGACCGTGAGCGTGCAGGAACCCGAAAAGCTGACAGATGACGCATCGACGCCGACGGTCCCGCGCGCGTGACTCATTGAACCGGGCTGTGGATAACTCTGTGGATAACCTGTGGATAACCTGTGGATAACTTACGGCCTGGCGATCAGCACGCGCTCGGGCACCGATGCGCACACGCACGCACGGCGCAAGTGCTTGATTCGCAAGGGGTTGCGGCGCGTAGTGCGTATAACACCCATTATGTTAAATCGGGGCGATTGTGACCGCCCTGCGGACAATCCCCCCCTCAACGACGGGGGCGCGCGTAAGTGCTTGATTCCCCTAGCGACAGCGCGCCGGGCGATTCCGGCCGCCCGCCAGACCCCCCCCGGGGGGTGGCCCCCGCCGGGGGGTCGGCGCTTGCGTAACCCCACACGGACCCCATGAAAAATTCTGAAAACCCGTACTTCGCCTTCGTCAAACGCTACCACGCGGCCCCTGTGGCCTTCGTGGAGGAGGTCCTAGGCGTCACCCCCGACCCGTGGCAGCGCCGCCTCCTAGAGCTTCTGGCGGCCGGCGAGCGCAAGATCAGCGTCCGCTCCGGCCACGGCACCGGCAAGTCCACCGTGGCCTCGTGGGCCATGCTCTGGTTCATGCTCACCCGCGTCCCGGTCAAGGTGGTCGTCACGGCCCCCACGGCATCGCAGCTCTTCGACGCCCTCTTCGGCGAGTGCCGCCGCTGGGCCAAGCTCCTGCCGCCGGCGGTGGCCGAGCTGCTCGAGATCAAGTCCGACCGCATCGAGCTGAAGGCGAGCCCGGAGGAGGCCTTCATCTCGGCGCGCACCAGCCGCGCGGAGCAGCCGGACGCCCTGCAGGGCATCCACGCCGAGTATGTGCTGCTGGTGGTGGACGAGGCCCCGGGCGTGTCCGAGGCGGTCTTCGAGTCGGCGGGCGGCTCGATGTCCGGCCACAACGCCACGACGCTGCTCTTGGGCAACCCCACCCGGACGCAGGGGTACTTCTACGACACCTTCCACCGCCTGTCCGGCGAGTGGAAGAACCTGCACGTCAGCTGCCTCGACTCGCCCCGGGTCTCGGAGGATTACGTCGCCGAGATGTCGAGCCGGTACGGCGAGGGCAGCAACGCCTACCGGGTGCGCGTGCTCGGCGAGTTCCCGGTGGCGGACGATGACACGCTGATCGGGCTTGAGCTCGCCCAGTCGGCGGTGGACCGGGACGTGGTGCAGAACCCGGGCGCGCCGGTGCTGTGGGGGCTGGACGTGGCGCGCTTCGGCGCGGACTCCTCGGCGCTCTGCAAGCGCCAGGCGAACGTGGTCGTGGCGCCGGTGAAGACATGGAGGGGCCTCGACCTGATGGCGCTGACGGGCGCGGTGATGCACGAGTGGGAGAGCACCGACCACCGCGACCGCCCGGTCGAGATCCTGGTGGACAGCATCGGCCTTGGCGCGGGCGTGGTGGACCGGCTGCGGGAGCTGAAGCTGCCGGCGCGCGGGATCAATGTCGGCGAGTCGCCGGCCTTCAAGGGCCAGTACACGAACCTGCGCGCGGAGCTTTGGGGCAAGGCGAAGGCGTGGCTAGAGGCGCGCGACTGCAAGCTGCCGCGCGACGAGCGGCTGGTGAATGAGCTATCCTCGCCGCGCTACTCGTTCATGTCGAACGGGAAGCTGCGCCTCGAGGGAAAGGACGACATGAAGCGCCGTGGCCTTGCGTCGCCCGACGTGGCGGATGCCTTCGTGCTGACCTTTGCGTCTGAGGCGGCGACGGGCGGCGGCGTGTACGCGCCGACATGGCAGAAGGCGGTCAAGCGGCAGATCCGGGGGGTGGTATGAACTGGCGGGATTTCTTTTTGGTGGACCCGTACTCGGGCGCGAAGATAGTCGAGCACGACCTGCAGGGCTGGGGCTCGGATGACCCGATGTTTGAGCAGGTCCTGGCGGCGGTGCGCCCCACGACCATCATCGAGGTGGGCTCGTGGAAGGGGCGCTCGGCGGCTAACATGATGGCGATCTGCAAGCGCCTGGGGCTCGACGCGCGGCTCTTGTGCATCGACACTTGGCTCGGGTCGCACGAGAACTACGCGCGCCACGACGGGGACAATCGCTGGCTGCACGAGGCGCTGCGGCTGCACGCGGGCTACCCACGGCTGCACGAGCTGTTCCTGTCGAACATGGCGCGCCTTGAGCTGACCGAGCGCGTGACCCCCCTCCCCCTGCCGGCGACGATCGCGGCGCGGGTGGTGGCCGAAAAAAATATCGTGGCGGACGTCATCTACATCGACGGCTCGCACGACTACGAGGATTGCAAGGCGGACCTAGCAAACTACTGGCCGCTCCTGCGCCGGGGCGGGATTCTGTTCGGCGACGACTACCAGGCGTGGCCCGGCGTGACGCGCGCGGTGGACGAGTTTTGCGATGCGCACTTCCTGCACCGCTCTGTCGTGCGCCGCTCGGGCAAGTTTGCCTTCGGCAAGGACCGCGGCGTGGAGGGAATCGAGTGAAGTACTACTGCATCACGCTCTCCGAGACCCCGGAGCGCACCGAGCACGCCCGCGCGCAGGCCGCGAAGGCTGGCATCCAGTTGGATTTCATCTACGGCATCTTCGGCAAGACGATGCAGGTGAAGTCCGAGATCCCGATGCACTCGGACTATTTCGTGACCCGCGGCGCGACGTGCCTGGTCTTGTCGTGGCACATCGCCTGGCAGATTGCGTGGCGCGAGGGGCACGAGGAGTTCGTGATCTTTGAGGATGACTTCATCCTGCCGGATAACTTTGCCGAGCGCTGGGCGCAGATGCGCGCCGAGGTGCCCGAGTGGTGCGACCTGGTGTACTTGAACTCGTGCTGCACGGACCAGAAGCCGGCGAAGAAGGAGTCGGCGAGCCTGTGGGAGATCAAGTACCCGCTGTGTACGGCCGCGATCTGGCACCGCCGACGCGCGATCCCGACGCTGCAGATGTACACCAAGCCCGCGAACACGCCCGTGGACATCCTGCTCGAGTGGCACGCGCTGCCGCACCTGCGGGTGCTGACGGCGGTGCCGCCATTGGTCTCCCAGGCAACGCAGGACCTTGCGGTGCCGATGCCATCGACCATCCACATGTGAGGTACTCGTGAATGCTAAAGCCAAGCGACGTGGCGCGGTTCCAGCGCCGGCTCGACAAGAAGTCCCCCGAGAAGCCGCAGCCCCCGGAGCCGCCGAAGGGTGGCGGGAAGGGTGCGCCGCCTCCGCCCTCCGGGAAGAAGGCAGCCTAGTCCTATCGGAGCGGCTGCCGGCGGGGCGCTTCGTGCGCCTCGAGGTGCCGTGCGCGCCGATGCTGCCGTGTAACCCGTCGGTGGCCGTTGGCCCGGGCGGGGAGCTGCGGTGCCTCATCCGCGCCGTGAACTACGAGCTCGGCGAGACGGACGGGATCTGGTTTCGGGACGACCCGGGGCCGGATACGGTCAACTACATCGCCGACCTTGGCGATGACTTGTCGCTGGCGCGGGTCGAGCGCGTGGACGACGCCTCGCAGCGTGTCTCGCGGCTGCCGTGCCGGGACGGCTTAGAGGACGGGAGGCTATTTTGGTTCCGCAAGCGGTGGCGCTTTACGGCCTCGGGGCTGCACCACGGCCCCCGGGTGCGCACGACGATGGCGCTCTGCGCCCTGGATGGCCGCCTGGTCGACGAGCTTGAGTTTCTGCACAGCCCGCACGCCCGGGAGATGGAGAAAAACTGGATGCCGCGCGCAGACGGCGACCGGCTCTCGTTTGTGTACTCGCACCACCCGGCAGAGTCGTACCAGCTGATGCCGGCGCGGGAGAAGATCTGCTTCGAGTCGTTCCCGGGATTGGCCGGCTGGTCCGGCGGCTCGCAGATCATCCGCCACGGCGACGCCTGGGTCGGGGTGGTACACCAGCGGCGCAAGGAGCGCGGGCGGGTGTACTACGCGCACCGGCTGGTGCGCTACGACGACAAGCTGATGCCGGCGCACGCCGGGCGGGAGTTTTACTTCCGCGGCGCGCAGGTCGAATTCTGCGCCGGGCTCGCCGAGCACGGCGGCGGGTTCGTGCTCTCGTTCGGGGTGAAGGACCGCGAGGCGTGGCTGGTTCGGCTAACGGTCGCCGAGTTTGGCTCCCTTTTAGGCTGACAATGGGGATAGACCAAAATCGGCACGGGTGGCGATTTCATGTATAGAGCAGACGGGTCCCTGATCGAGCAGAGCGAGCAGTCCCTTGGTTTCGTGGAGACCATGGACGACGCCGACCTCGAGGCGCTGGTCGGCGGCGAGCTGACGGATGCCACCTCGTTTATCGACGCGGAGCTCTCACCGGTCCGCGCGCGCGCCATCCAATACTACCGCGGCGAGCCCTTCGGCAACGAGGAGGAGGGGCGATCGCAGGTCGTCTCGACCGACGTGCGCGACACCATCAACGGCATCATGCCGTCGCTGATGAAGGTCTTTTTTGGCTCGAAGAAGATTGTCCAGTTTGCGCCGCGCAACCCGGAAGACGTGGCGTCCGCCGAGCAGGCGACCGACTACATCAACCACATCTTCCAGAACGACAACAACGGCTTCCTGATCTGCTACTCGGTCTTCAAGGACGCCCTGCGCGGCGCGCTCGGCATCGCCAAGTACGTCTGGGAGGAGCGGGTCGAGGTCAAGACCGAGTACTTCACCGGGCTCGATGACTCGGCGCTGACGGTGCTGCTCTCGGAGCCGGATGTCGTGGGTAGCGCCATCTCGGCGATGGACGACCCGTCGTACCAGCCGCCGGTGGACCCGATGACGGGCGCGCCGGTGGTGGACCCGATGACGGGCCTTTCGCCGCCGGCGCCGCAGATTTACTCGGTCGAGCTCAAGCGCGAGACCAAGAACGGCCGGGTGCGCATCGAGGCGATCCCGCCCGAGGAGTTCCTGATCGACCGCCGCGCGCGCTCCGTCGAGGACGCGACCCTGGTCGCGCACCGGCGGATGATGCGCGTCTCCGACCTCGTGGCGCTCGGCTACGACAAGGATGAGGTCGAGGCGCAGATGGGCGTCTACGAGCTCGACACGAACGACGAGTACCTGGCGCGCAACCCCTACGCCCAGTCATATGGCCCGGGCGGCACGCAGGACGACAAGCGCGTGCTCTACTGCGAGGCCTACATCCGGGTCGACTACGACAAGGACGGCATCTCGGAGCTGCGCAAGATTTGCACCATCGGCCCGAGCTACAAGATGGTGATGAACGAGCCGTGCTCGCACTCGCCGTTCGCGCTCTTCTGCCCGGACCCGGAGCCGCACGCGCTCATCGGGCTCTCCATGTTCGACATGACCGCCGACCTGCAGAAGATCAAGTCGGCGATCATGCGCAACATGCTCGACTCGCTGTCGCTCGCCATCCACCCGCGGGTGGGCGTGGTCGAGGGGCAGGTCAACATGGACGACGTGCTGAACACCGAGGTGGGCGGCGTCATCCGTATGCGTCAAGCCGGCGCGGTCCAACCGTTCGCCGTGCCGTTTGTCGGCCAGGCCGCCTTCCCGATGCTGGGCTACCTCGACGAGGTACGCGAGACCCGCACCGGCATGAGCAAGGCCTCGATGGGCCTCGACGCCGACGCACTACAGAGCACCACCCGCGCGGCGGTAGCCGCGACGGTAAGCGCAGCGCAGCAGCATCTTGAGC